CATTGACTTGCAAGAGACTGACTTGGCATAACCGGCCCAATTTCCCTGACCTTCAAGGATTTCTAGAACTTCGAATTCCTCGTCGATAAATTCTTTACGCTTAATCAGACCCTTAGAACGCTTATTTTCATATAGTGATCCTGAAATTCTAATGATTTGACCTTCGTAACCATCTTGAAGTAATGATGCATATTCAGCATCAAGTTCAGTACTATTATAAATTCCTATTGTATGAACAAATTTAATACATGGATCAGTCAAAACTTCTGGATAGTAACCATGAATACTAGCACTTCTTGTATCAAAGCCAATTCCTTCATCTAAATTATCATAAATATGATATTCGATCATATCTTTAGATTTTGCTAAATCTTCTTCTGTAGGCTTAGTCTGTCGTGCGACAGAAAGTAATTCGTTAAAATTATCTTTTAAATAATGATTATAAAGCTCACCATCCAAAACCAGATCAGGAAAGTTATTGAAAATAGGCTTCAGTGCTTCTTCGATATGAGGGCATGAAACAATCGGCTTTCCCTGACGTGAATACAATCCACCGCCTGTGGCAATACAACGCATACCATCAAGCTTAGGTTGAGAAAAAACTTCTGTCCAATTATCATTCCAACCCTTGAATGAAGAAGCAAGCATAGGTTCAATAATTTTTGAACCCTGCTCAACGTCTTCCTTGTTACGATGATACTTACGAGCCAACTTCTTTTCGTAAAGAGCAAGTACTTCGGCCTTGGCTTGTTCTGAGTCGGAAGTTTCGTTCTTCTTTCCCTTGTTCTTGCCGGTAGCCTTCTTCCATTCAGAAGTAACTAACTGCCCATTTTCAATACCAGAAACAGTACGATATACATCATCTTCCTGCTCCATATACCAAATCCGAAGATTTAAGTTTTCGTCAATATGATATAGTGTATCGTACTTCATTTTTCACTCGTCATTCTTCAAGAGGTAATTATTGCTGATAGCCTTAAAAGAGAATTGGTGCTGATTTGACTTATACACAATTCCCTCGGCAGGAAGACCATTATACATGGTTTTATCTGCCAATGCAAGAGCTTCTTCTTTTTCTGGATATCTTGCGTTATAATCCAAAATAGGAACATGTTGCAATTCATGACAATATGTTGCAAGAAAACCACATCTTTCAATCGGTGTAAGATATCTCTTATAATCGATATGATACACATCAAAAATGAAAAAATGGTGCTCCTTCAATTGAGCACGATTATGGTTTACACCCGGTCCTACAAGCTCACCCTGTAAGGCAAAGTTGCGGCCTAATGTAAGATAATCACGTAGCTCAAGCTTGTTAGCCATTTGCCAATAAAGATTTTCGGCTTCCTCGGTCAAATCCCAATTACGACTGCACACACCAAAGTTTCCTTCGTTGTAATAGACAGTCATTGAAGAACCATCAAGTTTTGTAGTTAGCTCAAATGTATCATCACCATACAGATTACGTTCTTTATATGTAATATTCTGAATACGTTCCTGATCTGTCTTTGGAATGAATAGAGGAAAGTTTCCCTTTACTCGTCCTGTCAGATTTGATGGAAGCGGCTGTTCATACTTCTTGACACCAAGCCATTCTGTGACATCATCGAATTCCTCGACAGTGCGAGTTGCACCACCATAAAATACAAGCGGTGCTTCACCACGAATAACCAGATCAGGATACTCGTTTAGAGGAATAATAAGTCCCTGTGAAAGCTCACCACGGAGCTTCATTGACTTGATACGGAACCCGTCACCAAGGTTGCTGGTTGTCCTGAAACATCCGTTACGAAGGAATTCGTAACGTGGATCGACTGGCAAAAACGAATCGACCTCGAAATACACCACTAGGTCGCCAACCTTGTGAATATCCTTCTTGACAATAATATCCCAACCTTGAATTTCTGCAATCTCAAGGGTATCTGCATTAGGATGCACGCGAAGATTGGTAATCTTCTTGATACTTGCTAGTTTACGTGTAATGTCGTTCATAATCATACTTTCTTTTTTGTCACTGGTGATGCAATCGTTCCCAAGTATCTATATTCATTAAAAATAGATTTTACTTTTTTCATAGCTTCTTCTTCACCATACATATTTACTTTTGCTTGCCATCCGTTTATAAACGTACCATGTCTTTTCGCATCAGCTACATTTTCTTTAGGGGTTCCAAAATATAAATGTTTATGGTTACTACATTTCTTATTTCCACAAGAATGACACACATGAATTTTCATTCCAGAAGGAATTGTTGTGTCTAGAACAAAAGCTAGTAATCCTTTGTAATAACTAGACATACCTCCACGCTCAATACACTTTTCATTTAAATCTAAATGTTTTTGTCTTTCTTCAATAGAAAGTTTTATATATTCATATATATATCAATCATTATTACCTTTAAAAATGGTGTATCTACTAGGATTCGAACCTAGACTACCCGATAATCTGTCGGTGCGGACTTATAAGGACCGTGTGCTAACCGTTACACTATAGATACATAAAAAGTTGAGCCTTTTGTAGTCGTGCTCAGGACTAGGGACAGTAGGTTCAACCCATCATCCTCCACCACTTGCATTTGATAGATACAAGAAACTAGGGAGTGTAGTATTTTCGTACTACACGCCGCCCGCCGCCTTATTTTGATAGAATAAGGAAACTACCCCCCATTAGGAGGACCACCTAGTTTAACTAAAAAACTAGGAAAACTGAATAACAAAGAGCCTTTTAATGTCATGCTCAGGACGCATTTATCAATCACTAAATATATTATTTATATCAGATTAGATCATGACAAGCTCCTTGGTTAAGTTAATCTTATCTAAAACTTACAAGATTCTCTAAAATCTAAATCTAAAATCTAAAATCTAAATTTAAAACTTAGACCATGTTTGGCCCCCTCCTTCAGGGCTTCGTTTAAGAACTAACCGTTTAACAAGACTGACTTTATCATAAGTCAGGAGAAAGTCAAGAACTTTTTAGAGAATGTCTTTCGATTTTCTAAGAGCACTATATGTAGCCAAAGCGTCTTTATGAATTCCACGACCTTGACGTAAACGACCACTATATAAAATTGCAAATTTACGACCTCTTTCATATGACGCCTGATCATTCAGGTTGACTATACCATCATAGTCATATGGTAAACCGGCACGAAATTCATTAAATCCCTTCTGAAAGGACTCACGCATCATCACATTTTTAAAAGTCGTCTTTACTCTCATATGATTATGCATGACAATCTCCGTGTTTATGATTCATCCTACTATATCGATTTGAAATGTCAATAAATAAAATGAACAACAAGGATAATTATGGCAACATACAATTTTCAAAAAGTAGCAAAAAATCTACCATTCGACAAGAAAAAGGCAGGACCAGAGCAATCTAGGGAATGGTTCCGAAACCTTGCCTACAACATCAAGAAAACCAGTGTACCACAATTTCAGAGAAGTGCAACACCTTTCCAGAATATTGAGAATCTTTCTCCTAATTCAATCGGAAAGATGTATTGCTTTACCTACGATCCTAAGTGGAAAGAAAAACTTCCATACTACGACGTTTTTCCTTTGATTTTCCCTATCGATTTCAAGTCAGATAGAATGCTAGGAATCAATCTTCATTACCTTGCACCGGGCCTTAGAGCACGTTTAATGGATGCTCTGTACACTACCATCAATAACGACAAATATAACAAGACAACCAAATTAAAAATCAATTATGACATTTTGAAGGCCGCATCACAATTCAAATATTTTAAACCTTGCATCAAGACTTATCTTTTTGATCATGTACAGTCTCCGTTCATGTACATTCAACCTGAAGCATGGGATTATACCTTATTCTTACCACTTGAAAGATTCAAAAAGAAAGATAAGAATTTTGTGTGGCTACAAAGCAGTTTAATGGTGTAATATGAACATTAACGATTTTCAGCAAAGTGCAAACACATATGGTTTTGCTTCACCTAACAAGTTTGAAGTCGATATTTCATTACCTAACATTCTAAACAATGTCAACGGAAATTTCATTCTAAATCAGTTTGCCGGTACTCAGAACTTGACTAATGGTTCACAAAATCCTATTATTAATCAATTCTCTACAGGAAGTAATTTTTTTAGAGTCCGTGCAGATAGTGTTATTTTGCCGGGGGTGGCATTTTTAACAAACGATACTAACAAGCTCGGCGTCGGACCTAGAATCAAACAGCCTTATAATGCCGTCACTTCAGATTGTCACGTTCAATTTTTAAACGATGCTGAAGGATTATTAGAGTCTTTCTTTAGTATATGGACAAACTTCTGTTTTAATTATTCAGAAGATAATGTTAGCCAAACAGCTTCATATTATACAAATTATCGTCAAGACATAACAACCACAATAAAAATATATAAATATGACGATGCTGGTAACGTAATTAACGTATACACACTTATCGGAGCATTACCTACAATGGTAACACCAATAAGATTAGGATGGGATCAACTTAATTCAAAAATAAAGATTTTGGTTAATTTCAGTTATCAAAATTTCGCAATAAGTGCTACTTAAGGAATAATAATGATACCGAAAATACTACTGGCTACGGCTTATATAGAACAACCGTCTACGAAGAAAAATCTAAAATTTCGTCCGTTTCTTGTAAAAGAAGAAAAAGTTCTTCTAATGGCAAAAGAAAGCGGAGTATTTCAGGATATTATGATAGTCATCAAAGACATCGTGCAGGCTTGTTGTCTAGAATCTAACTTTAATGTAAACGATATTACTTTATTTGATCTAGAATATTTCTTCATAAAGTTACGTGCTATCTCAATAAGCAACATTGAAAGATTTTCATCTGTAGACAATGATGATAACATCACTTATAATCATATTATAAATTTTAACGAAGTAGAAGTAGACTTTCCAGAGAAAGTTTCTAACAAAATAGAAGTAACTAAAGATTTAACATTAGTATTAAAATATCCTACAGTTAGTATTTTTGATGAAAAAGATTTAGAAACTATCTTCAAAAAAGAAGGTATACATTATCTTATCTTACATTGCATTGATAAGGTATTCGAACATGATAGTCTTATCAGACTTACACAAGAAGAAAAGGCAGAATTTTTAGGAAATCTAGACGTAAAAACCTATAATAAATTAAAAGATTTTCTTCAGTCTACTCCGAAAATAGATCACAAAGTATATTGGACCAATTCTTTAGGTATTAAAAAATTCTGGCAATTTAGTTCAATAAAAGATTTTTTTTTATTTCTATGATTCATAAAAAACTTTATGATTACCATAAAGAAATAAACATTCTCATACGTTATCATTCTTTTAGTATAGAAGATATAGAAAATCTCATTCCATTCGAACGAGATTTACAAGTCGGAATTATTATTCGCGATTTGGCAGAAAAAAAAGAAAAAGCAGAAAGAGAACAAGCCGGAAGATTTTAAAATCTTCCGGTATTGTCATCGGCGTGAATGCTGGCGTGAATTGCGTTACCACGATTTTCGGTAACTGTGCTCACCTTTTCAAGCACGGCATTCTTATTGGTACGATGCAAAATCGTATGTTCGATTTCTGCATTCACATAAGTTTTATGTTCAGACAGAACTTTTCCGTTTGATGTGTCTACGATTCTATACAGATACTTGCTCATGATTTATCTCCTTATAAATCTAATATAACACTTTCATTTCAGATGTCAAGGTCTAAATCTCCATATTGATTTATTCCTAATCCAACAAAAGTTGTATCATTGAACGTGGTCTTATACTGAATATGCCAATGACCATGAATCCACAATTTAGGCTTGTGAATTTTAAACATTTCGTCGAGCATCTGATTTGTCATATTTTTGCCGACTCGTTCTTCTGAAAGCCTAAAATTATTCATACTGGCACTTCTAGGCATGTCGTGCGTCACCATAATCGTAGGCTTGATATATTCATAACCATTGATAAGTGCTACAGCCTTTTCATATGAAACTTCTTCATCAGGCCACCAATCCTTATAAGGTTGACGATAGCCACGATCAATAGACCATGCACCACCAATAAACATCATACTGCCGCCTTCAAAACGGTCTAAATGACCATCTACAATGAAATTATCATATAACATGCATTCATCTAGGCAATCGTGATTGCCGCGAATAAATCTATGATTTTTATTAACTTTAGAAATGTCTGGATTGTTTCCAAAGCCAATACCATAATCTCCGACCTGAATACTTTTTGCACCCGGATACGTTTCTTCTAAGTCTTTGATAATTTTATCATAAGACTCAAAATCACCATGAATGTCACCTATAAATCTAATCATTTTTAAATCCTTAAACTGAACCTGAGGCTCGACCATTAGGAGCCTGTGTCACAAACAATTCTTTTAATCTTTCATCAGGAGGGGCCACATTACGACCTCTCATATTCTTTAGCATATTATCATGATGAGATTTATTGTCAAGCATATTATTTTGAACTGCTTGAACAGGACTACTAATTTGTGTTGGTGCAGGAGGCTTAGACGTATTATAAGAATCTTCCTTGGATTTCTGTACAAGATTATTAACAAGAGGATTATCTTGTTTAACAGTCATGTCAGGATCAAAATAAGACTTTTCAGGATTCATAATATTACTTAAATTAGAATTAGTTACACTAGATTCTTTAACATTACTAATAGTATCATTAGATAATGTAGAAGTCTTAGACGTATTATAAGAATCTTCTTCACTAGATTTTTTAACAATACTATCCAAATTTTGACTATTACGACCTTTCATTTGTTCGGTTCTATGTAACTCAGCAATTTTAATTTCATTTTGTCTTGCCTGCTCTGGATTATTATCTTTACCTAATAAATGTGAACCACCTTTACCATCATTAACACCAGCTAACTGATAAGAAGCTAAATCCCATTCTCCACCTTTACCAGTATACGGAATATATTTTTGATTCTTTTCAGGATTATTAGGATCAAAACCATTTCCATTCCACTGATTAGCTACCCATGCACCTTTTACACTTCCTTTATCGTCAGTATCCATCTTAAGAAGATTTACACCATGATCACGACCAATACCACCGACACCACCAGTACCAGCAGCATAACGACCATCAGGAGTTGTTGTAATTAAAGGTGTTCCAATAGCGGTATCTTTACTAGGAGCGCCTTTACCTACCCAATTTGAAGCATAGGCGTCTGCACCTTGCTTAGGATCACCTAATTTAACACCTACAGATGCAGCAGTAAGAGAAACACATTCATCATTAGTAATCAAACCTTGACGCTTTGCTTCACTTAAATGTTCAATTACATCTTGTGGTGTCTTAGGACGATCTACCTTAGATTCTGAAATAGAATCAGAATTTGCTACATTAGGTAAATCACTAATTTTATCAGCTACATAGCTACTACCTTTACCACTAAAAGAGTTTGGATTAGCAACAGCACTCAATCTACCTTGACCAGCATTACTGTCACCAATTATCATAGCACCCGGATATTTGTCTCTGATTTCTTTTCCAGCTTCAGAAGTCATATGATAATTATCTTCACCTTTACCCCATCCTGAAGGATATTCAGTTTTAACACCAGCTTCGGTAGCAGCCTTTAAGGCTCCATCATAAGCATTACTTGTAGGAGACTTCTGACCACTAGCAGTCATATCTTTACGAGGAAGAACAAGAACGGGATCGTAACCCTTTGCTTTTAATTCATCAATAGATTTCTTAACACCTTCGTATGATTTTTTAGGATCATCCCAATCATTAGTTCCAGCAGCTAATAATACAGGCTTTCTGCCAGAAATTGCTTCCTGTGTCGTATCAGATTTTTTACCTATACTACCAGCCAAAGCTTCTTTACGAC